TAACTGCTCAAGATTTAGACGTTGCAGGTGATTCAGGAACAGGTGCAGTAGACCTTGATTCACAATCACTAACAATCGCTGGTACAACAAACGAAATAGAAACTTCAGCAAGTGGACAAACAATCACAGTAGGTTTACCTGATGACGTAACTGTAGGAAATAGTCTTACAGTCACAGGAAACCTAACAGTTAACGGTACTACAACAACTGTTAACTCAACAACTACAACAGTAGACGACCCAATCTTTACAGTTGGTGGAGACAGTGCTCCTGGCTCAGACGACAACAAAGATAGAGGTATTGAATTTAGATATCATAACGGTTCTTCTGCTAAAGTAGGTTTCTTTGGATATGACGATAGTGCAAGTAAGTTTACATTTATCGCAGACGCAACAAATACTTCCGAAGTATTTTCAGGTACTGCAGGTAACGTTGCATTCGGAAATATCGAAGGTGTTGGTTTAGCACTAAGTGGTTCAATAACTTCATTAGACGGCGCTACACCTGCAAACGGTCAGTTAATGATTGGTACAGGTTCAGACGTTGCACTTGCAACTTTAACTGCAGGTGAAGGTATTGATATCACTAACGGTTCAGGTTCAATTACAATCATTGGTGAAGATGCAACAAGTTCCAATAAAGGTATTGCATCATTCTCAAGTGATAACTTCACTGTATCTAGTGGTGCTGTAACTATTACCGCAATAGACGGTGGGACTTTTTAATTATTAGAATAGGGTAATACATGGCAACAGTCATAACGTTCAAGAAGTCATCGACTCAGAACGCTGTTCCAACTACCTCAGATATAACTCTAGGGGAATTGGCAGTAAATACTTACCACGGTAGGTTTTACACTGAGAAGAATGACGGTTCAGCTGCCATTGTAGAAGTAGGGTCTAATCCTGCATCATTCACTATTAATGACGCAATCACATTTCCCACTTCTGACGGTTCAGCTGACCAAATAATTACAACCGATGGTTCGGGTAATTTGTCGTGGGCAGACCAAAGTGGCGGGAGTTATGGAACAGGTGCAACTTTTACTTTTTCTCTAACAGGAACTACAACCACTATATCAGGAAATGACGATGATGGGCAAGCATTGTCATATGATATTGGAAAAGAAGCAGTATATCTAAACGGTGTACTATTACAAGACGGTGGTGTTGACTACGCAACAACAAGTTCCTCAGTAATTACTCTCCAAGCAAATGGTGAAAGTGGTGACGTTGTTTGTATTAAAACACCTAAAAATCCAGGCGTATTAGTTGAAACTTCAAGTTCAGCATTGACAACTACTAATTCAAACCAAACTATTCTTTCAATTGCTTCTGCTGGAACAAAGTCAACTAAAATATCTTTGACTGCAGTTCATTCAACAGGTTCACATTCATGCGAAGTTCTTATGGGTAATGACGGTAGTAACGCATTCTTTTCACAATACGGTGACGTAACAACTACAGGTTCATTCTTGTATGATTTATCCACAACAATGTCAAGTGGTAATCAAATATTGAGAGCTACACCTGCTAATACTAATACAACTTTCTTTTTAACTTACAGTAGATTACCAGCACTTAAAGACGGTGAGTTGACAACTACTACAACTTCTGAACAAACATTGGATACGTGTTCAGTTGCATATGAAGGAGTTAAGTATTCATTACTTGCAGTTCATTCAAGTGGGTCACATGCGTGTGAGGTAGTCGTGGGTACAGACGGTACAAATGCATTCTTCTCACAATATGGTGATGTCATAACTGCGAGTTCTTTATTCACTCTAAATACATCAGTTAGTTCAGGAAATACTAATCTATTAGTAACTCCTGCTAATACGAATACTACATTCTATTGGAATGTAACTAAGAGAGGAGAATAATGCCAAGGTCATTAGCATTCAAACTTGCAGAAATTTCTAGGCACATAGAATATGATGCCACTAATGACGATATTGTTGTAAGTAAAGAATTAGTTTCTTCAAGAAGAAAATCAGGTTCTACAACTACGACTGCGACAACTCAAGTCGCACTGGATACTTTTGCACATGCAACATTCTCAACTGCAAGATACATTGTATCCGTAACTCAAGGTTCAGATTATCATTCTACAGAACTTGTTATATCTCATAATGGTTCTAGTGCAGATATCCTTGAGTATGGTATTCTCAAATCAGGTAGTGATTTAGCAACATTTAGCGCTGATATCAGTGGTGCAAATGCAAGATTACTCATAACTCCTGCCTCTTCAAGTTCAACTGTCTTTAAATTTGATAGACAATTAGTAGAATCTTAATCCTAAACTCCGTTTAGTTATAAATAACAGTAGACATTTTTAATAATGCTGTGAACTGGGATAGTGAACAGTAAACGGAGGCGAACAGCGTGGCTGCAAAGAATTTTCATGTAAAAAACGGACTGAGTATCGGTACAACCGAAGTAATTAACAGCTCAGGTCTTATACAAACAGCCGCACTAGGAAGTGATTTTAACGAAAAGGTTGACGACAGAGTCAACGCATTAATCGTTGCAGGAACAGGTATTTCTACCTCATATGATGATAGTGCAGGCACATTAACAATCAACGGACAAGTCGGGGATATCACGGGCGTAACTGCTGGTGACGGTCTTACAGGCGGTGGAACTTCGGGTGATATTTCACTTGCAGTTCAAGTAGACGATAGCTCTATAGAAACAGATTCAGATACTTTAAGAGTAAAAGCAAGTGGTATTACAAATGCCATGTTGGCAGGTTCTATCGCAAACGATAAACTTGCAGGTTCTATCGCAAACGCTAAACTAGCAAATTCAACAATTACAGTTTCAGACGGAAGTAATTCAACAGCTACCGCATTAGGCGGAACAATAACTTTTGCAGCTGGTGAAGGTGTGGACGTTGCAGAAAGTTCAGGCACAGTCACTTTTAGCGGAGAAGACGCTTCTGATTCTAACAAAGGTATTGCAAGTTTCGATGCAACAGATTTCAGTGTATCGAGTGGCGATGTCACAATACAAGCAGAAAGAATTCAAGATATCGTTGGTGCAATGGTAACAGGAAATACCGAAAGCGGTATTACAGTTACATACGAAGACAGTGACGGTACTTTAGACTTCTCTACTACACTAGGTGGTCTTGCTGGTACTACAGATAACCTTACAGAAGGCTCAACAAATTTATTCCATACCAACGAAAGAGTAGACGACAGAGTTAACGCACTATTACAAGCTGGTACAAACATGTCATTGACATATGACGATGCAGCTAATACTTTAACAATTGCGTCTTCGGGTAAAACAGAAGAAGAAATAGAAGATATCGTTGGTGCACAATTTGCTACAAACGGTTCACACACAAATATCACTGCAACGTATGACGATGCTGGTGACGGTGCGGTAGACCTTTCAATAACAGACGCAACTATCAGAGGAAAAGTTTCAGTAACAGATGCGGGTGGAGACGGTTCACTTGCATACGATAACGGTACAGGTGTAATTACATATACTGGCCCAAGTGCATCAGAAGTGAGAGCACATATCTCAGGTGGAACTGGTGTAACTGTATCTAGTGGTGAGATTGCTATTGGACAGGCAGTTGCAACTGGAAGTAATGTTACATTCGCAGACATAGCTGCAACAGGTAATTTGACAGTTACAGGTAACTTAGATGTAAACGGAACAACCACAACTTTAGATACTACAAACTCAACAATTACAGATAGATTGATTGAGTTAGGAAATGGTACAACAGGAACACCTGCAAATGATATGGGTATTGTTCTTGAAAGAGGAGACTCAGACAACGCATTTATAGGTTGGGACGAAAGTGCAGACAAATTCTTAATAGGTACAGGTTCATTTACAGGTGCAAGTACAGGTGATTTAACAGTTACTACAGGAACACTTGTAGCAAACTTAGAAGGTAACGTAACTGGTAACATAACTGGTAACATAACTGGAAACGTAACAGGTAATGTAACTGGTGATTTAACTGGTGATGTTACAGGTGATGTAACTGGTGACTTGACTGGTAATGTAACTGGTAACGTTAGTGGAACTGCAGCTACAGTAACAGGTGCAGCTCAAACAAACATTACAAGTCTTGGAACTCTTACAGCATTAACAGTAGACGATATTAGTATTGACGGTTCAACTATAACTGTAGCCGATAACTCAGCAACTGCTCTTGCCATTAAAGAAGGTAGTAATGACTATTTAACTTTTGATACTACAAACTCAGCAGAAAAAATAGTATTTAATCAAACTGTTGATATAAATGGTAAAGAACTTGTTTTAGATGCTGATGGTGATACATCTATTTCAGGGGCGATTGACGATTTACTTGTATTTAAATCAGCTGGTACTAGTTGGTTATTAGCTTCTGCAAATGTTGGTTTCTCACCAAATGCTGCTGTCCCTCTTGGTAATAATAGTAATCCGTGGACACAACTATATGTGGACAATATTGAAGTTGATGGTAATACGATTAAATCAACTGATTCAGATGGCGATTTAATATTTAAAGGTAACGATGGCGGTTCAGAAATAACTGCTCTTACCCTTGATATGTCTGAAGCAGGTGCAGCTACTTTTAATGCAGGAGTAACTGCTACTACATTTACAGGTGCATTAACTGGTAACGTTACTGGTAACGTTTCAGGGTCTTCGGGTTCAACAACTGGTAACGCCGCTACAGCGACTGTATTAGAAACTGCAAGAACAATCAACGGAGTATCTTTTAACGGAAGTGCAAACATAACAACCTTGACTGCAGGAACAGGTGTTTCTGTATCAGGAACCGAAGTTGCAATCGGACAAGCAGTTGCTACAAACAGTAATGTAACATTTAATCAGATACATACCGACTACGCAAACAACAGTGGTCAAGTTGTGAGGAACATATACCAAAATACTTCTGCACCTACGGGTTCAGACGGACAAGTTGGTGACTTATGGATTTTATACTCTTAATAGTTAGGGTAACAGGATAATATAATATGGCATCAGGTTCACAGAAGGTTAAAACACCTACAGGTTGGAACGCAACCCAAGGAGCATGGGTAAAAACTCCTGATGGGTGGCGTGCTGTCGAACAAATTTATATAAAGACTCCTGATGGGTGGAATAACGCTAGTGGTCAAGAAGCTACACAACAACCTGCTCGAAGACCTGCAATTGGTCAATTACAGGCACAAAGACCTGCAACAGGAACAACACCTGCAAGAAGACCTGCAACTGGTAGACTTCAAGCACAAAGACCTGCAACTGGTAGACTTCAAGCACAAAGGCCTGCAATAGGACAGTCACCAAGCACTTATCAGGCACAAGGAAGATATCCATATCCTGCTAATGCGCCTGGCACTTATCCGTTCACTTATCAGGCAAGATATCCATTTACATATCCTGCGAACTCACAAAGTCCATTTACATATCAAGCGAGATATCCGTTTACATACCCTGCTAACTCACAGTCACCATTTACGTATCAGGCAGGTTACAGGTTCCCATTTACTTATCAGGCAAGATATCCGTTTATACAAAACTATAATGCCCCGACTACATATCAGGCAAGGTATCCTTTTATAACAAGGTATCCGTTTATAGCACCGACTACATATCAGGCACCTACAACGTATCAAGCGAGATATCCGTTTATTGGTAGAGCGCCTTCTGGCCAGTTTCCTTTCATAGTTTTTAAAGGTGGCCAACCTGTTCGTGGACAATTTCAAGTACCTGGCAACGCAAGGGGTACGTATCCCGCTAACACAACATATCCTGCTAACACGAATACAAACGCACGTGGAAATACAAACGCACGTGGAAGATATCCTGCTAACACGACATATCCTGCTACTAGAAATGCTAGAGGAAGATACCCTGCTAACGCTAGAGGGGCAGGAACATATCCTGCAAACGCAAGGCAGCCAGGAACTTATCAGAATAACGCAAGGGGAAGATACCCTGCTAATGCAAGACAGCCAGGCACATATCAAAACAATGCACGTGGAAGATATCCTGCTAATGCAACTGGGTCTTATCCGTTCACTTATCAGGCACAGGGAAGATATCCATATCCTGCTAATGCACAGACAGCTTATCCGTTCCAACAGAACTATCAGAACCCTTATCCGTTCCAACAGAACTATCAGAACCCGTACCCGTTCCAGCAGAACTATCAGAACCCGTACCCGTTCCAGCAGAACTATCAAAACCCTTATCCTTTCCAACAGAACTATCAGAATCCTGTTCAACGTTGGGACGGAGTGTTACAACAACAGTGGCCTGCAACACCTATTTCGTAACACACTAAATATTCTCACATAAGTGAGATTTATATTATGACAGAAATTGACCATTTAATTGATTTTATTCCATACCGTTTAGACTGGACACAGGAAAGTGCCCGTGGACAAATCTTTTATAAAAGCGGTCACCACATAGGTAGTATCCCTGTAAATCAAGACGGTTCAATCGACACAGAGTGCAACACATATAAAGTTGTAAAATACCTTGTAGAAAATGTATATGTTCCTAATGTAAAATTAGTGACATGGGGTGATATCAAAAAAAGTGACTTCATGCCTTTAGAGAGTTTTGGATTAGATTATCAAGCGTCTAGTTATTTAAAGTATGTTCCTGATTTTCATACTTACGGTGCTAGTATGATGAGAGTTAAGACTGGGACAGAGGAACTTATTGGTGGTAATCAAGACGAACTAGACCCTATTGGTTCAAGTTTTTATCATGGGTGTAAAGGTCATTGGTTATTGCACGACATTCAAAAGAATGGTTTGAATCAACCAATAACTATCGTATTACAAAGAGGTGGTAGAAAAGATAAAGTGGAATACAATCCACATATACACCCTGGCTCAGTACGACAAGGTGTATTCGGTGCAACAGATGATGAAGATATGACTTGTATTGTTTGGGACGCATACAATGCCTTTGATTGGATAGAACCTTTAAGTATTGATGATTGGTTGAAATGTTTTACTACACCACAGTTTGATAATATGAGACCAACAGATTTACATGTTTCTTATAATTATACTAGCATTGAAGTGCAAACTTCGGGTGAATGGAACAATGGAGATAAACAACCTGAAAAACAATGGAGAGAAAAGGTAAAAGATTTTTCTAAGCAAGTATCAGAAATAATGAATGGAAAACCTTTAAACATATATCTTGGATATGATTCACGTCATGAAAACATAACAGACGTGCAAATAAAATCTATTAGAGAAGCATGTAGTAGAAGTGTAAGAGAAGACATTTGTAGATTTGACCCTGAGATAAAACTACTTGACGTATCAAAGATTCCCGAATATACTAGGAAGTACGCAAATCAATCGACAGAATTTACTTATAGCAGATTCTTGATTCCATACTTAGAAAATTATGAAGGGTTTAGTATATTCATAGACAATGATTTCGTATGGAAACAACCTTTTTGGGAAATGTTTTACTTCTTGCACCCTGACAATGCAGTAGCATGTGTTCAATATGAATATGAACTAGAAAAAATGTCTACAACTAAAATGGGTGGTGAAAAAAATGTTATGTATCCTAAAAAGTTATGGTCTAGTTTCATGGTATTTAATAATGCTCATGAGGACTGTAAAAAATTAACACCCGAAGTTGTAAATACTGCGAGTGGTCAATACTTACATCAGTTTGAGTGGACTGATAAGATTGATAGAATTCCTGACAAATATGTCTTTACGGAAGGCATGTCAGACGAAAATAAACGATACCATGCGGTACATTATACAAGAGGTGGCCCATGGATAAAGGATATGGACTGTAGTGACATATCACAATTAGACTTGTATAATAAGTATAAAAATTCACTCAATAAATAAGAATAGAGGTAATATATTATGAATCAATTAATCTACACAGAAGATAACAATCTTCACGTCACCAAACCAAATGGTTTGAGATACCAATATGAAAATGTCGAAAAACCAAATTTAGGTTTTGAGTTTGATGTTGTTATATACGATATGCAAGAAGGCGAATATAAAATTGTTAATTATAACGATGAGATTCCCTTTGAGGAACAAGAAAAAACTGCACTTGACGATAGTGAAATGGACGCTATTGAACAGTTTATCAACCAATCAGAACCACCAACTGGCGTGTGTTTAAATAACCAATTTATGTCAGATATAGAAAATGCAACAAGGGAACGTATTAACGCTTGTTCAAATCATTATAGATTTGAAGATTTTACTGAGTGTGTTTATGCTGGACGTGAAGGTTCTAATCACCCATTCAGGTCAGAAGCAAGAAGAGTTATGGAGTTTGCAGATGCTATTTGGTCAATATGTTTTTCAACTCAAGAAGAGATAAATGCAACAAGAGAAGACCATTTAAAACCTTTTGAAGAATATGTACATATTTTGCCAGATGCAGTGATGCCTGATAATATCTCATAAGTTAATGAACGTTGTTTTTCATGACAAACCTTTCAAACTAACGAAAGAAAATTATCCGTTAGGAGATACTTTTCATGTTGTTGATAATTATCTTTCAGAAGAGTTACATCACCATTGGGATAAAACATTAGTTAGAAGTAATCTTTGGTCTAAAACTAATCAAGTTGCGTCCGATAGTAAAACGGGGTTACCACATCATTCTTTTTGGGGTGGCACGTTTTTTAGAGAAAATTTAGAAGACCAAGAATGGTGTCAAGGAAATCAGATAAATCGTTCAGATACTTACTTTGCTAGATATTTTAATACTAGAGTAATGAATGACTTTGGTTTTCGTTGGGTTGAGTTTGATTACATGGGTTTGAATTCACAGACTCAAGGACTAGACGGTACATGTCATAATGATTGTGCACCTGACTGTGACTGGAATCTATCTTTTTTGTATTACTTAAATACATTTTGGAATCCTAATTGGGGCGGTGATTTAAGAGTATACAATGAAAATTTTCATAGCGGTGCTGGGGAAGACATGGACAAATATGAAATAGGAAGAATAGAATTCAAACCAAATAGACTATTACTATTTGACGGAAGAATACCTCATGGTGCAGAAGCACCAAAATCTTCCGCAAGATATGTAGATAGACGTTCATGTGTATTGCGTGGGTCAGAAATAAGATTATTACCGAAAGAAGAAGAAAGAAGAGAAGTTGCACCAAGACAACTAAGATATCAAAGATATGCCAACGATAGAATTTAAAACATATAACGAAAACGCATTTGAGGTATTTCGACCTGTACCTGCAAGTAAAATGCAACCTGATTGGTGGAAAAAATCAAAGGTTCATATGGTGGATAATGGACAGGTAACCATATCATTAAGAGCATGTCCTGCTATGCATGACTGGTTATCTACAGGTTATTATATCGCAACTAATAGGGATATACATTGTGTATACCGTGAAGATGATACAGCTTATGGTTCTTGGTTTACTTATGCTCCGCCTGACGATGAAAATTTTGAAATTGCTTATTCTTCACCAACACATATGAAACATCAACTAATGCAAGATAATTTTGCATTTTTAAGAGCAGACGGTTCGTATGAAAGACCATATGACGCATTTAAATTTAAAGTACCATGGGCTGTCGTAACACCGCCTGGATATTCTTGTTTATATCTTGACCCATTTTTACATCAAAACAAATATTTTAGAACGTGGCAAGGAACAATGGATACTGATATGTTCAATACCTTAACAGATAGTACACAGGTTATTATGTATCCAATGCACAACAAGTCTTTTGTCATACCTAAAGGAACACCTGTTTTACAAGTAGTTCCATATAGAAGAGAACAGTGGACTGCGTCTTATATTAACTTGGACGGGAGTGCCTATATAAACGAATCTCATCAGCAGACCAGTGCTTATGGCAGACCACCGATTACAGAATTGAGTAGAACCGAAGGTGACGCTGAATCACCTGATAATCAAATCCCTGGCGGATTTTATAGAAAATATATGTGGACGACTAAAGCAAAAAACTTTAAAGACTCACCACCTGATGAGTGCCCCTTTGACCCAAAAACAGGAGAAATGAAAAAATGAAATATGAGGGTTATACAGAGTTCGAGGCTAATAAAACTAAAGGCGATAACAATGTTGGACTTGATATCGATAGTTTATACGAAGGACAAACTAATGTTCAAATAGAAGGTTTTGATGTAGGTCAAGACGCAAGTACACCTGCTTTTTACATTTGGAATTCTATGAACTGGCACGCAGATACCTATTGTGGTTGGAAAACTTTTAAAGGTGACCAAGACCATAACACAGTATCAACAGTATGGGAAACGAGATGGTGGCATTCAATTCAACCAGCACCTTACAAGTATGTGGGTGGCCCATATAGAGCTTCTATTGCAGACTTTACTTTAGGATTTTATGGATTATTCTTTTGTCAAAGGTTTGTTCCAACTACAGAGTTAAAAGTCACTTATGACAAAGCAGTTAAGGTAGGTGATACTATAGAATGTGTAGTAACGAACACTGTAGTTGAAAATGACACTTTGAAACAAGAGTTAATTCAAAGAATTTATGGTAGTGATGAAATTGTTGGTCGAGCTTGGTCAAGTCATTATATGAAGAAACAAAAATCTTATAAAGAGAAACAACAAGACTTGACAGAATTAAATGGTGACGGAAATCGTGACCGAGGAAGGTACGGAGAAGATGTCAGTTAGATTATTATTTCCAACATACTTGTTTAGCAGGAATATGCTAGACCCAAATCTTGACGAAAAACAAGGATATGATTTGGAGTATAACAATATGTTGGTAGAAGAAGTTAAAGCAATGCGTAAACGTGACCCTATAGGTAGACTTGTATCTAATTCACCTAGTCCTGATAAAAAACATATTGCAGGTTGGCAGTCTAATGACGGTTGTGAAAGCAATCCTATTTTTCAAAAGTGTATGAATCGTATTAGTAGATTTTTCAAAGATGAAGTTTTACCTTTTCATGGTATTAATAGTTCTGATGGTATCTCAATGAAAGCAGGCAATTCATGGGCAAATGTAAATGAAAAAGGTTCTTGGAATAGACCTCATATGCATAATGGGTGTTGGTATTCGGGAGTTTTGTATCTACAAGCAGACGGTGACGAAGGTAATTTTGAAGCAATAGATAAAGACGCTAAAGTAGTTCACAACTTTCCGCACCACCAAAGAGTCAGAACTAGTTTTGCACTTCGACCTAAAACAGGAGATATCCATTTATTTCCTAGTGGTTTAATGCATATGGTTGAACCTAACTATACTGATAAAGAAAGATACAGCATATCCTTCAATATGGAAATGACTGATATGTTAGTTGGAGAAGGTGGCGGAAGTTTTGGCCAAGATTTTTCTGCTGAAGACTATGACTATGACGAATTCTTATTTAATTTAGACGAAAGAGGGAATCCGATACGTTAATTTCATAAATAAACGTATGGAAGAAAACCTCATATCCTTTGACGCTCACTTACTATGGAACATAGTTCTAACCTTTGTTTTAGCACCATTAGGATTCCTAATCCGTAACTTACTATCAGAACAAAAAAGACTAGATATTCTTGTCAATAAGACACGTGAAGAAGTTGCTAAAGACTACGTAACACGTGAACAACTATCAAAAGAATTGGAAAGATTAATGGATACTTTAGATAGGATTGACAGTAAAATAGATAGACTTCAACAAAAGACTTACTTCCAAGAATAATTGTTATAAATAGTAGTATTAAGGGAAATTACTACTATGGCAGAACCGAATTCAAAAGCAACTTTCAAACAGTATATCAAGAGAGCTCTTGGTGCACCAGTTATTGAAATCAATATTGACGAAGACCAACTGGACGATAGAGTAGATGAAGCGCTTCAATACTTTCGTGAATATCATTATGACGGTAGTATCAAGACTTATCTAAAACACCAGTTGAGTGCTAACGACATTGCTGGATTAAAAACAGACGAATCATTTACAGAAAACGCAGCTGGTACTCACGCAAAAACAGACCAACAATATAAACAACAACAGAACTATATTGTTTTACCTGAGTTTATACTATCAGTTCTAAACATATTTCCATTTGCAGATAAACACAATCTTAATATGTTTGATATCAGATATCAATTAAGACTTAACGACATATACGATTTAACAAACACTAGTATTCTATATTATGAAATGGTTCAACAGCATATCAGTATGTTAGACCAAATCTTAGTGGGTCAAACGCCTATCAGATATAATACTCACATGAATAGACTATATCTTGACATGGACGCTGACCAAATCAACGCAGGTGAGTTTATCATTATAGAGTGTTATAGAAAGATAGACCCTAATGATTTTACAGACATATACAATGACATGTGGTTGAAAAGATATGCGACTGCTTTAGTCAAATATCAATGGGGACAGAACTTATCTAAGTTTGGTGGTATCGCATTGCCAGGCGGAGTGGTACTTGAACCCGATAACATAAAGTCAGAAGCACTAGAAGAAAAAACAAGGTTAGAGGAAGAATCAAGACTGAATTACGAAATGCCTGTGTTAGATATGATGGGGTAATAAATGCCAACTAACGTATTCTTTAACCATGCAGTTCAAAGTGAACAACATCTATACGAAGATTTAGTTGTTGAATCACTTAGAATGTATGGACAAGAAACATTCTACTTACCAAGACAGATAGTTGAAACAGATACTATTTTTGACGAAGACGTGCAGTCCAAATTTGGTGACGCATACTCAGTAGAAATGTATATTGAAAACGCCGAAGGATTCGAGGGCGAAGGTGACCTCATGTCTAAATTTGGTGTAGAGATACGTGACCAAGCAACATTTGTTTTATCGGTAAGAAGTTGGGAAAGGTTTGTCGCCACAGACCAAAATTTAGCAACTAGTCTTAGACCTAACGAAGGAGATTTAATTTATCTTCCTTTATCAGGTTCATTATTTGAAATCAAATTTGTAGAACACGAACAACCCTTCTATCAAGTAGGTAAACTATTTGTATTTAAACTACAGGCAGAACTATTTGAATACGCAGGTGAAGACTTTGATACTGGTTCAGACGCAGACTTTGTTGAGGCAGAACAAGCATACAGAGTTGACTTGAGAATGACCGCTGATGCATCACCACCAAGTCCATATACTCTTGGTGAAAATGTAACATTAAATGGAACTGTTGTAGGTGAGGTTGTTGGATTTAGTAAAGACGTATCACCTAATCAATTAGAAGTAGCACACGTAACTACCACATTTAGAGTTGGAGATACTATTGTTGGTGCAACTTCGGGCACTTCAAGAACTATTGCAAGTATAACAGACTTAACAACAATGTCTCAAGACGGTAATGCACAAAACTTAGACTTTGAAGGTAAGGCAGATAACTATCTAGACTTCTCAGAAACGAATCCATTTGGTGAGGTTACATAATGTTCGGAACACGTTTTTACAACGAAACAATTAAACGAGCAGTTTCGATATTTGGAACTTTGTTCAATAACATTGACGTTGCTGATATAAAAGCAGATGGAACAGTTTTAAGTATAAGAAAGGTTCCTATAAGTTACGGGCCAAAAGCAAAGTTTCTTGCAAGACTTCAAAACGAAACAAATCTAAATGACGGAAACAGAACTGCTATCTCATTGCCTAGAATTGCATTTGAACTTACAGGTTTTGAATACGACCAATCTAGACAACAAAACAAATTATTCAGAAATACTAAAACCACTCAAGAGACCGATAAAGTCAATCGTAAGTTTCAATACGCACCAGCACCATATAATTTAAACTTTACATTGTCTATAATGGCAAACAAAATGAATGACGCATTGCAGATAGTTGAACAGATACTACCATATTTCCAACCTGATTATACAGTTACCATGAAGATGATAGACGATATGTCTGATAATAGAGACGTTCCTGTTATTTTGAATACAGTATCATTTGAAGATACTTATCAGGGTGGTTTTGACGAAAGACGTATAATCACATATGATTTAGAATTTCAAATGCAGTTATACTTCTTTGGCCCTGTTTATCAAGGTAAGATTATTAAAAACGTTATTGAAAGAGATTATATCGGTGACGGTAATTCAGGATTCACAACTTCTGAAATAACTAGCGCAGGTCTTGTAAAAGAAGTTAAAAGTTACGAACCTGCATTTGAGAATAGAACTAATACAGCAGTATCAAACTCTTCAACTATTGCATTTGGAACAGCATTAGACGCTGATATAAGTGTGGGAGACGAGGTGTTTGGAACAAACTTAACAACTAATCCAACCATAAGTAGTATTGCAAACGACAAACTAAGTATGGTGGTAAGTGCAAATGTTACTATTGACGCAAATACAAAATTGAAATTTGTTGGTTCGGTAGATACTAATGATACGTTTGTAGTAGCGGAAACAGTTTCATTCTATGACGATGGAACAAACAATACCTACGCAGACAACCTAATAGACGATGCATAATTATGACAAAAAAAGTAGACGAAAAGTTAAACGACTTGCTCGATATTAACACCTCTTTGAAAAAAGAAACCAAAGCGGTTCCTGTGATTCGACCTGATAAACAGCAGAACATAGAGACTGACTATAAGTATGCGAGAGAACACCTCTACGACCTCATAGAACGAGGCCAAGACGCAATTGACGGTATCCTAGACCTATCTAAAGAGACGGAACACCCACGTGCCTACGAGGTTGCAGGACAGTTAATTAAGACTGTAGGGGAAACCGCAGAAAAACTTATAGACCTTCAAAGTAAAATGAAGAAACTGGAACAAGACGATACTAAAATCAGAGACCAACACAATCATTTATACGTAGGGTCAACCAGTGAACTACAAAAGTTCCTAAAGAAAAACAATGGTACAAGCGAAGAATGAAGGTTATCTAGGCAACACGCAAATTAAACGTGTTGGTATAGAAACCAAATATACAGAAGAAGAGTTAGCAGAATACATGAAGTGTTCTAAAGACCCGTGCCATTTTATTGAAGAATACACACAAATTATTTCACTAGACGAAGGTATGGTTCCATTCAAACTTCGTGGATATCAGGATAAACTAATTCAACATTACGACAATAATCGATTCAGTGTCGTACTTGCAAGTAGACAGAGTGGTAAATCAATCACTTCATGTGCATATCTATTGTGGTTCTTACTATTTCACCCCGAAGTAACTGTCGCTGTACTTGCAAACAAAGGTGCGATTGCGAGAGAAATGATAGCACGTATCGTAACTATGTTAGAGTCTGTCCCATTCTTCTTACAGCCAGGCGTAAAGATTTTAAACAAAGGTAATATAGAGTTTGGTAACGATAGTAAGGTTGTTGCAGCTGCAACTTCCAGTAGTAGTATCCGTGGACTCTCAATCAATATGTTGTATCTTGACGAGTTTGCATTCGTAGACGATGCAGAGACATTCTATACTGCAACATATCCCGTTATTACATCAGGTAAAGATTCAAAGGTTATTATTACTTCCACTGCAAACGGTGTAGGTAATATGTTTCATAAAATATACGAGAGTGCAGTACATGGACAATCAGAATATAAAGACTTCACAATTAACTGGTATGACGTGCCAGGCAGAGACGAAGCATGGAAAGAACAAACAATTGCAAACACCTCAGAAGCACAGTTTGAACAAGAGTACGGAAACTCGTTTTTGGGAACTGGTAACACTCTCATTAACTCGAATACGTTACTTGGGTTAAAAGCATATGACCCTGAATGGTCAAAAGAAGAATTCTACATGTATCAAAAACCCATAGAAGGTCACCAATATGTTATGTGTTGTGACGTTGCGAAAGGAAGAGGTATCGACTTTTCAACATTTAGTATCTTTGACGTATCTTCTAAACCATTCAAACAAGTTGCGACATTTAGAAACTCTTTAATATCGCCACTATTGTTTCCTGATTTGATTGCGAAGTATGGTAAAGCATATAATGACGCAACTGTTATTATAGAAAACAACAATGAAGGAAGTATTGTTGCGTCACAATTACATTATGATTTAGAATATCCTAATGTTTTTGTACAAGGACAACTAAAAGCAGAAGATATCGGTGTAACAATGTCTAGAAAAATCAAAAGAATTGGTTGTTCTACTCTAAAAGAACTATTAGAAGAAGATAGATTGCAATTATTGGACAGATGGACTATCACTGAGCTCATGACTTTTGTAAATAAGGGTAGAAGCTTTGAAGCCGATAGAGGTTATCATGACGATATGGTAATGACATGTGTATTATTTTCATGGTTTGTAACCACAGATTACTTCTATCATTTAACAAATTATCAAGTCAAAGAGTTGTTATATTCAGAACAACAGAAACTTATTGAAGAAGATATGTTGCCTGCAGGGATTTTTGGAGACAGGTCAGTAGAAGAAGAGTCCTTTGTAGATAATAATGGGGATAGATGGTTTAATGACCCGTTAGAGAATATAAAGTTATAAATAAAACAGTAAACAACTTTTGACATTAACAGGAGAAAAAGTATGGCATTTCAAGTATCACCAGGCGTACAGGTTAAAGAGATTGACCTTACAAATGTTGTGCCTGCAGTATCCAGTACAACTGGTGCTTTCGCAGGAACATTCCAATGGGGCCCTGTTGATGAAGTAGTAACAATTTCAGACCAAAAGGGACTAGTAGAGAATTTTCACGAACCTGCTAACACCAACGGAGCTGCAGAGGACTACTATTCAGCTGAAGGATTTTTAAGATATGGTTCTTCTTTGAGAGTAGTTAGAATAAACTCTACAGGATTGTTTAGTGCGAATTCAGCTGGACATGGAACAACATTGTTAAAAAATGACGATGAGTATGTCCAATCTTACCGAAGTGGTGCCTTATCAGGTACAGCAGGAAGGTGGGTAGCCCGTCACGCAGGAGTTTTAGGTAACTCATTAAAAGTATCTGTATGTTCATCTGCAACAGCTTATTTTGAAGATAACGCAGGGGCAACTACAGGGAATAACGCAGTTGGAGCTTTATCCATAACAGGTGTTGCAGACGCAACTACACTCTTTAGGGTAAGAGATATTATCACATTTGATAATCACACTCAAGAATACAGGATTACAGCTGCTTCAGGTACAACTTTAACCATTGAAGCAATCAACCAACCTGCAAACACAGGATTAACTACAGCAGTTGACGGTTCA